CCAACATAAACATAGTTGTAATTACTCTCACCCTTTTCATTGATTGATGAAATTTTATCATTGTGTAATGAATTAATTGTCCTATAAGATTGACTGTTTTTTCCTAAACATCCAATAGACCAATTACTAGAAAAATCAATTTTGCTCACATAATCTTCAGAAAGAAGAGTATCGCAAGCATGAAAAATAAAAGGTTGATTTAGGTATTCTTCGCATAAAGATATTGAATACAAAAGACTACTACCTTCACCCATGTAATTATCAACATCCACAAAAGTTATATCTGATTCTGGATGAGCAATATTTAAGTATTGTTTTACATGAGAACCATAGTGCCCTAGAGTAACAATAAACTCTGTTCCTTTGGGATAGGTTTCAATGATATGAGATATAACTGGTTTATCTCCCAATCTAACAAGACTCTTATTTGTAAACTTAGTTAGGTTTCCAAGTCTAGATCCTAGTCCACTAGTGGTAAGTAATACTTTATACTCTTCCATACTTATCTTCAACCCTTACAATATCATCTTCACCAAAATATTCACCAACTTGAACTTCAACAAAAATCAAATCATCATCTCCAATATTTTCAATTTGGTGCTTATGTTCTTTTGGGATGATAACAATTTCTCCAGGATTATGGCAGGTAACTTTACCATCAATTTTAATCTTTGCAAGTCCAGTTAAAATTACCCAAACTTCAGATCTTTTGTGATGATATTGATAACTTGGAGATTCTCCTGGTTTAATGATAATTCTCTTTACCTTACCATATTCCTCATCCATGAGGTTTTCATAACTTCCCCAAGGTTTTTCTACTTTATTTGACATTTTCTTCGTACCACTGATAAGTTTTTTTAATTCCTTCTAGCAAAGAAATTTTAGGTTCCCATCCAATAGATTTAATTTTACTTACATCTAAAACTTTTCTTGGTGTACCATTTGGTTTAGTTTTGTCCCACTCAATATCTCCAGGAAAACCAACAGCTCTAGAAATAGTTTGAGCAAGTTCTTTAATAGTAATATCCTCACCAGTCCCAACATTTATATGCTCAGAATCATTATAATTCATCATACAAGTAAAACAAGCTTCTGCAAGATCATCAACGTGAAGAAACTCCCTTCGAGCAGAACCATCTCCCCAAAGTCTTACCGTTCCATACCAAGGACCACCCATATCAATAAGGTATCCTTCAGTAGTTGCAAAATGAAACTTTGCAATCATTGCAGGAAGAACATGAGAAGTTTCTAAATCAAAGTTATCATTGGGACCATAAAGATTGGTAGGCATCAATGAAATGGCATTGAATCCATATTGTTCCCTATAAGACTGACACATTTTGATACCAGCAATCTTAGCAATTGCGTATGCATCATTTGTTGGTTCCAAAGGACCAGTCATCAAGTATTCTTCTTTAATTGGTTGTTCGCACATCTTTGGATAAATGCAGGAAGAACCAAGGAATAAAAGTTTTTTAACATCATTTACCATGGAATAATGAATGATGTTATTTTGAATTTGCAGATTTTGATAAAGAAAGTCTCCTTTAAAATTATTGTTTGCCATGATGCCGCCAACTTTAGCAGCAGCAACAAACACATAATCAGGCTTCATCATTTCCATATATGCTTTGGTCTCTTCCTGATCGCAGAAATCAACTCTGCATCGAGTACCTTCAATAATGTTTTGATATCCTTTTGCTCTTAGGTTTCTCACAATTGCTGACCCAACCATTCCATTTGCGCCAGCAACCAAAATTTTAGAATCAAAGTTCATTTTCACACATGTCCTTTACTAAATCATCAAATGTTGTTTTGGGTTCCCATCCCAGGTTTTCTTTTGCCTTAGAAGCATCGCCAAGTAAGGTTTCAACTTCTGCAGGGCGGAAATATTTAGGGTCTACTCTAATAACCTCTTTTCCGGTAAAAACATCATATCCAATTTCACCTAATCCTTCACCTCTCCAAGTAATTTGCATCCCAAAATAAGGTGCTGCTTTTTCTACAAACTCGCGAACAGAATACTGTTTTCCCGTAGCAATAACATAATCATCAGGAGTATCCTGCTGAAGCATTAGCCACATTGCTTCTACAAAGTCTTTAGCATGTCCCCAATCCCGTTTTGCATTTAGATTTCCTAGGTAAAGAATTTCCTGTTCATTATTTGCAATTGCTTTTAGCGCCCTAGTAATCTTACGAGTAACAAATGTCTCACCTCTGCGAGGAGATTCATGATTAAAAAGAATCCCCGTGCAAGCATACATTCCATACGATTCACGATAGTTTTTCGTAATCCAGTATCCATAAATTTTAGCGGCACCATATGGCGAACGTGGATAAAATGGCGTTGTTTCTTTTTGAGGAATTTCTTGAACTAGTCCGTACAATTCACTAGTAGATGCTTGATAAATCCGAACATCATTCATACCGAGAAGTCGAACTGCCTCTAATACGCGGAGTGTTCCTAGAGCATCAACTTGACCAGTATATTCTGGCATCTCAAAAGAAACTTTTACATGACTCTGAGCACCAAGATTATAAATCTCATCTGGTTGAACTTTTTGAATAATTCCAACAAGATTCGTAGAGTCAGTTAAATCTCCATAGTGAAGATTCAATTGGTCATAAATGTGGTCAATTCGATGTGTATTGATTAGAGATGCTCTACGAACAATTCCATGAACCTCATATCCCTTTTCCAATAGAAGTTCTGCAAGATACGAACCATCCTGACCCGTAATACCAGTAATTAAAGCTACTTTTTTCATCAAATCAATTCCCTATCCTTAAACGTTTCCAAGATTAATGGCATTGCCCTTTGAGACAAATGCATATGCGATCCTTCCCAATCATCTAACAATTCACTCTTTGTAGTAAAGTCTTCATTCAACATCTTTTCAAAAATTGAAATAAATTCAAATCCAACATCATCACATTCATTTTTTAGATAATCATTAAAAAGTTTTGTGACATTGTTTCGTTCTACATTTGTACCAAATGAAGGTCCTCCAGTATATACTTTCTCATCTGACCAAGAAGCAATTGGACCCCAAACTAAAATATCTACATCAAATTTTTTATAGTATTCTAGAGCACTAACATATCTACTTACACATTCTATCACAAGATCTTCTACTGGCCTATCTTGCATTTGAGATTGCTTAATCAAATGTGCTCGAATGTCAACTTCACCAAAACAAAACATTAATCTATCGTCAGGATTGAATCTAATTGTACTTATAAGATATTCGATTAACTGCTGTTTATTTGCTAATTGATATGCAGTTGCTGGACCAATCCGGTAAGAAGTAAAGTATGGTAAAAGATTTGATGCTGGTTCTGGCCAGGTGGGTTGCATCTTTTCTTCCCCACTAAAGACTGCAGAATGACTATCTCCTATACAATGAATCATTTTAATTTCTCCAAAATAGAATTTACAAATTCGTACTCGTATTCTTGACCATTTTCAATACCAATGTTCCACACATTTTTATTGCCATACATCGTATTGTATAGTGTATGTATTGAGAATGAATTATCAATATAATAAAACTTTTTGTCGTTTATTTTTCCGTAGTTGTTAATTTGTATTTCATCAAAACTATCATAAGATGCAAGTTCTAATGCTCTTTTCCAATCATCAGTCTTAATTGCAAAGGTATTGATTGTAAAATATGGTCTATTGAACTCAACGAATGAATAATCATATTTCATATTCATTCGCTCAAAATTGTCTCGAATATAATCGTTTAATTTGATTTGAGCATCAGCACAAATTCTTATTGGATGAATACCTTTAAGAGGAGAGTTTAAATTAGATACTTGCTCATAAAAATTTTCAGCATCCCATTTATCAAATACTATTCCAGAATAATCAACTCCCCAAAGACCTTTTGGCATCTGTTGATTTGAAAAGTCTTCATAGATAGAATCTTTATAACAAACAAAACCTTCTAAAAAATAATCAACTAAAGGAATGTTATTTGATAGTAAAGGGGAAATTAAGTAATTTTTATCATCAGATAAAAAGTCAATATTCTCAATCATATAATCCCATATATGATTGTTTATGAAACAATCCTCATCAAGTTTAATTGAATATTTTCCACCAGTTCTTAATGCACAATCAACTTTATCCAGATAATTATTGTTTTGAGTAAAGGTGAATATTTCAATATTAATACCATCAATATATTCTTCCCAATTATCAGAATTGGTCGCTAAGATATTGATTTTTATTTTTCTCTTATTTTCTTCTTTAATTTTATTTAAAAAATAAGAAGTTATTTTCCAATACTCGATTGGTCTACAATGAGACAAATAATTAATTGTTATCATGTTGTGAATATTTTTTTTAATTATAATAAAAAAGGGAAGTGATGTCAATCACTTCCCTTAAGATAACTATCAGGCTCGCCACCAATTCTTTGACTGGAAATTGGAAACCAGGCGGGAGTAACCTCCACATCCGCACCACTTGCCCTTTTAAGGAATGGCAAGAAACCTATTTTGAACTTACAAATGAATTGATTTTATCTGCAAGTTTTTCGATTTCGGCATAAGTTGGAAACTCCGGATAATCCATTTTAACTGAATTTTCATTGTTCCATTGCTCTACCAATGCAAATTTACAATGGTATTCATCTTGTGCCAACCCATTCGCCTGTTTGAAAATTTCAAAGCGAAGTTCATAAGGTGTCATAGGCATTCTCCTAATTTGTGTGTTGTGTGTGAAATAGGGTCATATTGACTCCACCAGTACTTTTAAAGTCTCTCCGTGACTAGTTAATTAATTGAGTATTAAGGAATGAAAACTAATAAAAGTTTTACTTGTTGAATACTGACCATAATTAACTAAAGGGGGGAATAAATCTCCGACCAGGGTTTTTAATGTCTCTCCATGACTTTAACTCATGCAGATTGAACTGCTACAAGATCTTCATAAAGATAATCAATCAACATTTCATAATCATCTTCTGGGTCTCCAGAAAAAACTACACCTTCACTTTCATAATACTTTCGAACTTTCTTATAAAGTTTAGGATTTTTTACATCTAGATAAAATTCCCCATTTGCCGCACCACGAAGAACGTTAATGTCTTTTTTGAACTTAGAAGTAATTGCCATTGCTTTGTTTGATTACCTTGAAATTATAAGGTGGATGACTTAGAAAGTCAAGAGGGACAGTTTTTAGACTGTCCTATGCTCGTTGAGAGGATCGAACTCTCCTGCGGCGCTTTATGAGAACGCTGCCTTCACCAGATGGCTAAACGAGCAGAAAATCACGATGCTTCGTCGTGGTCTGTATAGATTCTTAGCAGTTCATCGTCTGCTGGAATCATGACTGCTGTTTGCCCATTTTCTTCGTTTCTGATTCCTATATGTTCTCCATTCTCAACTCTTTCAATCAACTCTTCCCAATTGTTTTGCCAGTGTTCCATAGAATAAACTCGAACCATGCTCATAAAAAATTCCTTAAACTTTTCTTTGATTTATATATCATATCACATATCTTATCATCATAAAAATTACTATCGAGTGACATGACCACATCCACTTCAAAATCTTTAGATTGTTTATTTTTTTCTATAAAGTAAATTTCATAAAATATATCAAAAAATTTCAAGGTTTTTTCAACTTCCCATACTGACAAAAATTCGTCAAATAATTGCCGATACCCTTTTTTTGTTGGATGATTTTTTGAGATGAAATAATAATCTTCACAAAACCATCTCATATGAGAAAGTACATTTTCCATATTTGGATTAACATCAAAATCAAGATTATTCATTTTATGAAAACAAATTTTTGTTAGAATGTTTTCTATGAATACTGCATTGTATTCTGGAAGATGATTGATTGGTTGCAAATAATCCCATTCCATATTTCCATTAAATGCTGCCATAAAGTGTGCAATGTCATGACATGCTTTAGTTGGAGGTGCTTCATTGTTATTTCTATTTTGTACCTCACCATCAATATACTTTATTTCTGTAGTTGTCTTTCCATTATTCCATGCCCAATTGATTTTTGATACTTGCTTCACGTTTCGGAAGTATTCCGGAATAATAATATACATTTTTAAGTTTTTATATTAAAAAGCAAATCGGGATGACAGGATTCGAACCTGCGGCCCTCTGTTCCCAAAACAGATGCGCTACCAAGCTGCGCTACATCCCGAAGTTGATGGGCATTAAAACCTGAAAACTAACATGAGTTTTATTCGCTGAATACCAACTAATCAACAAAAAAATTATACCATTAAATCAAACCATCTGTCAAGCATCTGGGTCTATCGATAACCCATCTAGAAATTCTTTTCTTTTTGCCCAGGTATCTCCACCACTTCTACCTTTAAGTGGATTGATACACTTATCTTTTCCGCCATGATTGGTATTGCATACTAATCCAGCAAGATCCAACTCAGAACCTTCTTTTTGAATTCCCGTTCCAGACCAAGTATGTCTTCCATTTAACCAAACAGCACCACAATGAGAACATTCCTTTCTGTCTAATTTTAAGTCCGAGAATTCTCTATCTGACATTGCTTTAACTTAAACATAATACTATATAAGCATTATTGTATCTTCAAGGAACAATATAGTCAACAAAGTATGTTCATATTGTAACACTGTTGAAGAGAATATTAAATTTTAAATAAAACGGAAAGAGTGGGATTTGAACCCACGGAGGCTTTCACCTCGGCAGTTTTCAAGACTGCTACCTTAAACCACTCGGTCACCTTTCCAAAATGGGTATTACTTGTTGAATACTAACGAGAGTATTAAGGCATGAATACCAACTGATTTTATGAGTATTAAGCGTTGAAAACTAACTAGAGTTTTACTGGTTGAATACTAACTAACGGACTTCAAAGTCCAACTTACGAACTTTTCGATCCCTTCTTGCCTGTTGCCAAGCAATGTCTTCTTGAGTTAAGAAATTCTTTTTTCTTTCTTCTTTGTATAAGTTTAGCATAATAACCTTAGATAAGTCAACTGCCGATATTTTTTCTCCCCGTATAGTTGCCATATTGGGACATCCACAACTTACTGTTTTTGTTTGATGTCCTACTAATTCTTTACTGCAACTCTTACATCTAATTCTAATTGGTTCCATGATATATTCATTTTTTAAATATTTAGTTTTATTTATACTAAACTCCCCCGGCAGGATTCGAACCTGCGACCAGAGAGTTAACAGCTCCCTGCTCTACCGCTGAGCTACAGAGGATTATTTTTTTGTTTTTCTTCCTTTAAAGTTTTGAAGTAGAGTTTATAATATCTCTTCTTCATCTCATCCATCGTATTCATATCTTCCTCAAATCCCAAGTATTTGAGAAGTGTATAAGAACCTTCCAACTCACTTAGTAGTCGGCAAATATTGATAGATGTTAATTCATGTCCACCGAACTTGTATTTATTCATAAACTTCAAAAGAAGAATATAATATAGGAAGTTACTGGACTTACACCAGTTCAAAGGGCATTGTCTGCTTGTCTCGATTCTTTGACTTAACTTCCTTTGGCGTCTACCTAGTTAATCGCTAGGGACTACCAAGAGCGGATGACGCGATTCGAACGCGCAACCAACAGCTTGGAAGGCTGTGACTCTACCGTTGAGTTACATCCGCATGGTTGGGTGGTGAGTTTCTATCATACTCACAACTAGGAAGGTCTCACTGATAGAAGAAATAATTCCTAGAACTTTCGGACTCCTTGGTAAGGATTCTCATGTCTCTGGTCTCCCAGTCACATGGCGGCCACCACAGCCGGTCGTACTATACATTACCTCGTGCTTGACCACTAAGGTTATTCTGTCACACCCTAAGGAACTTCCGTCGAAGTTCCAAGCGACTCAAGTAGGACTCGAACCTACGACCGACTGCTTAGAAGGCAGTTGCTCTATCCAACTGAGCTATTGAGTCATGAGACAATCATAACACATAAAGTGTAGATTGTCAATGGGCAGGGAGGGATTTGAACCCCCGTAGGCAGAGCCAGCGGATTTACAGTCCGCCTCCATTAACCACTCGGACACCTACCCATCCAATTTAGGTATTATGTATTGAAAACTAACAAGAGTTTTCCAGGATGAATACCAATCAATTACATTGTACAGGAAAAATTCTATCTTGTCAAATGGTATCGATTTCCTGTTCTCCAAAATCTGGGTCCATCAAACAAATATATTTTAATGTTTCCCCATTTTCTTCAGCATTAATCCACTCATCAAACTCTTCAGCAATCGCCACAGCATCAAACTGAGATTCTACTCCACCTTCTGCAAGTTTATGAATCCGATTAATAGACCATTCTTTAACTTGAGCTAGTGGATGAATTTGGGCATTCATAGTAATCTTTTCTGAAGTATCTGTTGAGGATGTTACTATTGTAGAATGCTGGTTCTCCGTTGTCAAGGCTTTCTGTGAGGACTCCGTTGACAAAGAGTTGTCTGGTTTCTTCGAAATTTGTTTTGCCCTTTGTTTTATGTAATGATAGGATAGTTCGACTAAAATTTTGTCTACCCAATTGTTCAATTTCTTCTTTAAGTTTCGAAAGAGGCTCATAGTAATTTTTCAAGGTTTAGATAGTTCTGAGAAATAATCTTTAGAAGCAATGTGAGGAGTATATCCAGGATAAAACTGTTTAACAATAGAACCAATCCCCATAGCAGTAATAGCACTATCACAAAGAACCCAGACTTCTTTCTTGTCTTCTAAAACAATATGCTGAAATGGAAACTTAGTCTTCTTCATAAGTAAATGTTTTGTTTTTCACTATCTTCTTTCCAAAAGTCTGTCAAACTATTTATAATAAAGTTATTGATATGAGTCAAAAATACTTTCACTATAAATATTTTTATGGTAGAAAGTATTTTTATGTCTTGGAGATATAACGAAAACGAATTCATAGAGGCTCCTAAAGGAATTGAAGGATTTGTTTATCTCATAACAAATCTAACAAATGATAGAAAATATGTTGGTAAAAAATCTTTTTGGACAAGGAGAAAAGATAAAAAGACTGGTAGAAGAAAAACAAAAGAAAGTGATTGGAAAAAATATTTTGGATCTTGTGATGAATTAAATGAAGATGTAAAACTTCTTGGTGAAGATAAGTTTTTGAGAGAAATACTCTACCTATGTCCTCACAAAAAATCAATGTCTTATTATGAAACTATGGAACAATTTAAAAGAGATGTTCTAATGACTGACGATTATTATAATACAAATATTGAAGGAAGATTTTTTGTAAGTGAAAGGGCAGGAATTTATGAAGTCGTTATGAGAAACGATAAGTTCTGCGATATGAGAAGTGAAAAGATGAAAGATAAATCATACAATCCAATGTATAAACCAGAAGTCCGTGAGAAGTTTAGTAAGATGTACTCTGGTGAAGGAAATCCTAGGTATGGAACAAAGCTTACTGAAGGGCATAAAAAAGCACTCACAACATCAAAAAATGTAAGAGTGAGTGATGGAGAAAATACTTGGGAAAGTGTTGTATCTTACTTAAAAGAAAAGAAAATAGGATACCAAAAATATAAGAAACAATTAAAGGAGGGACTAATCTTTATTGTTAATTAGTTCTATTATAGTTTTTGGATTATTGTGACTGATTGGTAATGAGATAAACAAACCCAAAGTAGTCCCCAATATCATTGCTGGTAAAAGGCACTTCATTATACATCCAAGGATTTTCATAGTCAATATCTATATTCATCAAGAGCATCAAGAACCATGTTTAAGTATTTATGGGCGAGTTTTTTCTCACCCTGCCATACTGTTGGTTCTTGATCCACTTTGTTTTTTAAACTTAAAACTTTAACCTTCAATTCGTCTTTACTAACTTGATTCCTAGGCATAAAAGATAAAAGAATTCACCTTTATCTATGTGCAAATACCTAACCATTCTTTACAATAGTCATAATCTCCAAACAAATAAGAATCATGTTCAGCAGCTTTCATATAAGCTTCAATGCACAATTCACTTTCAGAAGGTTGTCCAGGAGTTAATGGATCAATTTTATCCATTTCCTCCCAGATTTTTTTAAACTGCTCAGAGTTGAAATCCTGAGAATGTGTTTCCTTGGACATCTTGCTTAATGCTCCCTACGAGATAAGATTCATTTTCAGTTTCTTGAGGTGCTACTTGCAATCCTTTAGATGAAATCCAATGTTGAGTCCATGGAAGAGGATTGTTCTTGGCAGAAATATCATACATTGGTTTTAGACCAATTGACTTCATTCTACGATTAGCAACCCATTCAACATACTGCTGCAATAGTTTGTCATTTAATCCAATCATAGAACCATCTTTAAAGAGATAATCTGCCCACTTTTTTTCTTCATTGACAGCACGTTCAAACATTTTATAGGTCCATTCTTCTTCCTCCTTCATAATTTGCTTCATCTCCGGATCATCCCCATTCTTCCATTTATTAAGAATATTTTGAGTGATTGCAAGATGCTGATTTTCGTCACGAGCAATGAGAGAAATAATCTTGGCAGAACCTTCCATAAGTTTTAGTTCACCAAAAGCAAAGCTACATGCAAAAGAAACATAAAAACGAATTCCTTCAAGAACATTCACATTCGCAATTGCACGATATAGTTTTCTCTTCAGGTCCTTCATTTCCCATTGGGATGATGGGGAACTTCTAAAATCTTCCCTCCACATGTTTCCTGTTCCCCAAAGTTGAGCATGATGAATAAAATCATTATATGATTCTGTTACACTTTCTGCACGCTCAAGAATCCGCTCATCAGTAACAATCTTATCAAAGATTTCTGAAGGGTCCGAATAAACATTTTTAATAATATATGTGTATGAGCGACTATGAATCATTTCCATAAATCCCCATACTTCCATACATGCTTCTAGTTCAGGTAGGCTGCAGTAAGGAATAAAAGCCATCCCAGGACCACGCCCTTGAATGGAGTCAAGCATAATCTGGTATTTGAGGTTAGAGGTATAGATATGCTTTTGTTCTGGGCGAAGTGTTTGATAATCTCCACGGTCTTTTTGTAGTGAAACTTCTTCTGGTCTCCAAAAGTATCCAAGTTGTTGAGTTGTAAGTTTATCAAAAACTGGATACTTATAGGAATCGTATCTCTGAACACCCAAAGGTTTACCAAAGAACATTGGTTGTTTCTTAGTATTTACTTGTTCCGTATTAAAAACGGTCATTCCTTCAATACTAGTGGACTTTTGTTCTTTGGTTGTCAGAAAATCGTATTGCATTCGTTTACCTCTATTTTGTTTAATCAATAACAATTTTAATTAAATTTTACATGATTCACATTCTTCCTCTTCAGAAGTCTCAATATCATTTAGGATACTTTGAAGTTCAGACTTTTCTTCAAAGTCTTCATCATCCTTTTTACCATCATAAGTGTTTTGGTAGTAGCTTGTCTTCCAACCATATTTGTAAGTTGTGAGAAGATCTTGTGCCCAAACAGAAATAGGAATTTCTTTTCCTGGATAGTTTTCTGGATTATAACTCCAGTTGCCACTAATTGCTTGGTCAAAGAACTTTTGCATCACGGATACAATATTGATGTAACCACGATTAGATTTCATGTCCCAAAGAAGTGTGTAATTATTCTTTAGAGATTGATACTGGGGAACAATCTGCTTAAGAGGCCCTTTCTTCGATTTTTTAATGGACAAATAATCTCTTGGTGGTTCGATTCCATTTGTTGCGTTTGACACAACGGAACTGCTCTCCGATGGCATCTGTGCGGACAATGTACTGTGTCGGAGTCCGTGCTCCAAGATAGATGCTCTAAGACTTTCCCAATCATGTTGCAACTCAATACTTGAAATTTCGTCTACATCCTTTTTGTATGTATCAATTGGGAGAATACCATCAGCATACTTAGTGCGACCAAAATCTGAGCAATGACCCTTTTCCTTAGCAATCTGATTAGATGCCTTTAGAAGATAGTATTGGAAAGATTCTGAAAGACCATGAACTGCATCCCAGGCTTCTTGAGAATCATAATTAAATCCAAGTTTTGCCAAATAGTGTGCCAGACCAATAAAACCTACTCCAAGGGACCTACGTGCCCTTGTAGCGCGTTCTGCTGCCCTTACAGGATACTTCTGATAGTCGATGAGTTCTTCTAGTCCACGGACAGAAAGTTCACAAAGTTCTCCAAGTTCTTCATCTGACTTAATTTTTCCAACATTTACTGCAGAAAGAATGCAAAGTGCAATCTCCCCAACTTCATCATCAATGTGATTAATTGGATATGTTGGTAAAGTAATTTCCTGACAAAGATTGCTCATCTCAACTTTATCCTTGAAGGAAGAGTGAGAATTGGAATGGTCAATATTCATGATGTAAATACGACCAGTTTCAGCACGTTCTTTTAGAATATCCAGAATGAGTTCTTGAGCCCTAACAGTCTTTCTTGGAATAGATTGATCTCGTTCATAAGACTCATACATGCTGTCAAATCTATCAGTACCAAAAGCATCATACAAACCTGGAACGTCGTGTGGACTGAAGAGAGAAATTTCTCTGTCTTGAATGAAACGTTCATAGAAAAGTTTGCTGAATTGAATTGAGTAGTCTAGTTTACGAACACGATTATCTTCAGTTCCTTTATTATTCTTCAGAACAATAATATCTTCTATTTCTTGGTGCCAGATTGGGAAGTGGACTGTTGCGCTTCCGCCTCGTATGCCATTTTGCGTACAGCAACGGACAGTTGCTTCAAACTTTTTGAGAAACGGTACAACGCCAGTGTGCTGGACTTCACCGCCTCTAATTTTAGCGTTGATGCCACGGATTCTACCTGCATTGATACCGATTCCCGCCCTTTGTGCAACGTATCTGCCAATAGCCATATCAGAGCTAAAGATAGAATCGAGGGAGTCATCAACATCAACAAGAACACAACTAGCAAATTGTCGCAGTGGTGTTCGCACTCCTGCCATGATGGGAGTGGGGATGTTGATTTTGTGCTTTGAGATTGCGTCGTAGTATCGTTTGACATAATTGAGCCTCGTTTCTTTTGGATACTCTGCAAAGATTGTCAGAGCAATCATCATGTACATGAACTGAGGAGTTTCATATACTTTTCCACTACTCCTATCCTGAACAAGATATTTGTCAACTACTTGACGTAATCCAGCATATGTAAAGAGTAAATCCCGTTCATGGTCAATAAAAGTATTTACCTTAGAAATTTCTTCCTTAGAATATTTTGTAAAGATTTCAGAATCATAAATTTCACCATTAACGCAATTTATGATTTGAGTTTCTAAGTCAGGAAGACTTCTTTGCTTTCCATACAAATCCTTTCGAATAGAAAATAGAAGTAGTCTTGCTGCAACATACTGATAATTTGGATGCTCCAAATCAATCAAATCACTGGCGCTGCGAATTAGAATTTCTTGAATTTCCTTTGTCGAAATACCATCATAAAATTGAATTCCAGATGTCATTTCAACTTGACTGGCAGAAACTCCGGCAAGACCTTTACATGCTTCTTCGACCATTAGATGCATTTTGTCAAGGTCTAAAAGTTCTATGCGACCATTCCTTTTTACTACTTTTGTTCCGTTACTCATACCTTTTTCCAATTAGTAAATTTAAGTTTTGCTTCTAATCCACAATAGATATTAGATTCTATCACATTAGTGACATCAAGTCCAGACACAACCATGTCATTAATATCCTTTTGAGTTACTCCGTTTGGCCAGATGACGACTTTGCAACCTCTATCAATAGTATTCCCAATTCTCCGGACAATCTCTTTATTGCGGGGCTCATTATCGTAAATATAAATAACGTCGCTTCCCTCAAGACAGTCCAAGTTACCGTCGCTGCCACACAAAGCCACACAATTGTTGACAAAAGTGCTGTCAAAGGGTCCTTCGACCACGTAGACTGGTAGTTTCTCATTGATTGAATCAAGTCCATAAATTTTCGGTGCCTCCTCATCTAACATGATGGTGATATATTTAACCTTACTTGGACCAAGAGATCTTCCTTGAATCCCAATAAGTTTTTTCTTATAAAAAATAGGAATAATTATCCTAGGTTCATCATATCTTACATCATCAAAAACTTTTTTCAACGTATTTACCCAAGTTTTAAATTTGGGCGCATAATAAAATTTATCTGAATTTAGTTTTCTACTTTCCAAATACTTTTTTGCTACTTCATTCTCTGAAGCTTTTGGAAGATTTATAACTTTAGACTTTTCTTCTGAAGTGAAAAATTTTGGTTTTTCGAAATTGAATTTTGGTTGCTCTGTTGGAAAATTCTTACCAGTCTTTCCTTCTTTAAACTTTTCTAAAGTATATTTCTTATGACACTCAATATCAATTTGTTTTAAAAAATTATTAAACGACAGAGTTAGTCCACAATTATGGCACTTAAAATTAGTGTCATTCTTTATGCGATAAAGATAACCTCTTGTTTTATTCTTATTCTTTTTAGAGTCACCACAAATAGGGCACCTAAAATTGTAGAGATCTTGCTTGACTTTTTTAAACTTTTGAAGTCTAGAAGAAATCAAATTGATGTACTTAACATCAATAAAATCCATAATCAATCTACTTTAGGTTCATCTCCACTATACTAGCGTTTTGGTTTGGTGTCAAGAAACTAGAAAATATATCCGGCGCCTTTAAAATTGTGACTGCTGCCAATGCAATTCCTACAGCAATCCATCTAAACTTATAAAGATCATCTATTTTTTTCTCAAGAGAATCAATTCTTAGATTGACACTCTTATGGTCTTCGGCATTATTGTGCTTCATCTCATCAAACATTTTGAGAAGAAGTTTATCCGTTTTATCACTTTCTTCTAAACGATTTTCATGTCTTTCCAAAACAATTGCAACTCTTTGACTGTTTTCGGAGATAGTACCTACAGCGCGTTCTAGTTTGTCTAGCATCTCTTTGGACAAATCTTCGTAGATATCCAATTTAGATTCTAGAACTGCTAATTTTCCGAAACCGAAAGCCATTTTTTTAGGAAAGTATTTTTTTAGAGCAAAAGTAAGTTAATATTCCAGTCCATTTCACTACAGAATTATTTGCTTTCAAGAAAGAATATTTGCTTAAAGGTTTTAAATTTTTCATGGCATTCTCAGCCAACATAATAAAAATATTTATTATTATCCTTTACCCCATCTTCTTCTTAAACCAACTTGAAAGATATATTTCTTCTTCTTTCTTACTGGAGGAGTTTCAGTTTCTGGATCAAACCCTAAAGACGAAGAATTAGAAGCATTTGTTGGTCCAGAAACCATTGCTTCTTCATTCAATTTTCTTATGATTGAAATTATTCTATTTAATTTATTGTCCATTGTATATCTTGTTTAATTCTTCTAAACATACATTGTCAACTTCTATTTCATGAATATAAGATTTTGGATAATCTGGAATCTTATTCAAAAAAAGTAAAAATGTTTTGATGCAAGACCAAAGTTCATCCTCAACTTTAAAAAATAACATTGGAGTAGCAGCTTCACCAAAAATATTATACAAAATAATAAAGTGATTCAAAAGAAGGTGAGTTTTTAAGTCACCTTCTTTTTTATATTTTCTTAGAAGTCTTTTGATATATTTAAAATGATTTAAGTCTCTATCAAAATCTTCTTTAGTAACTGCATGTGGATTTTCATAATTTTTAATAGCAAAAAGAAGAAAATTCTCGGAGTTCAGTTCATTAAAATGCATATGTTATCAAACAGGTGGGAATGCAGGAGTATTGCCAGTAGTAATACCTGACATTGCGACAAGAGTTTCACTCTTAACTCTTAGATTTCCTTCAGAGTCGTTATATGTTGTAACTCCTACCCATCCGGCATGTGTTAGATCATATGTTGTGTTATGAGCAGCAGTTACTCCAGCACCAGCAGCGCCATAAACATATGAATCATAATCACCATTAACTTCGCTGTAATGAGAATCTGAAACAGTGAATATTGGAAGTTCACTTACAGTGAATGAAGTTCCAGCAATTGCAGCACCACTCAATCCCATGGTTGATGCAATTGTTAGAGATTGTGTGCTAGCAATACTAGCAATTACTGCATCACCATAATAAGTTCCTGCACGATCTCCAAATCTAATTACATTTCCAGTTGCAGCGGAACCAACATTACCAAAAAGGGTATTAGTTCCAGTAACAACTCTAGTAGTGTAGTTTAGTGATACCGTACCAGCTGAACCAACGGCATCGTTATTTCCCCAGAGAGCCATATCTGTTCCTTAAAAATATTTGCTATAAAATATTTATAAAAACGGGAGACCTTAGTTTTAAAGGTCTCCCATACAATTATTGCTCTTCCTGTTTAAAGAGAAGTGCCTCTACAACATCTACAGCACCATCATCAAGTTTGTTATCGGTAGTTGCCGCTAAACTACGAAGAACGCTAATTAAGTAACGACGAACTTCTTCTCTTTCAAGAAGATTACTTAATGTTCTTTTTGCAAGTGGAAGTAATAATGCCCACATGGTATGTTACCAAAAATCTACATTCTATATATGGGCATTATTCAAAATTCAACCATTTTTTCTTTTTCTAACTGCAGCAATAGTTTTATCTACTGGTTTAACTACCGCATTATCTTTGGATTGAAATTTTCCACCAAGAGTTCTAGTTGAATCATCACCTCCCTTATATCCACCATAATCTTTTCCGGGTGTAAGTTTAGTATCTGGTCTTCTAATTCCATATCTACCATAATATCCTTCTTCCATGCTTTTCTCAGGAAGACCCTCATGCTTAGTCTTTGCGAAATCGCGAAGTTCTTTTTCACTCATAGACTTATACATCTGAAGAGAAGCACCTTTCAATGTTGAAGGTTCTTTTTCTCCTCTCTTTGCAGCAAGTGCTGCTCCTGCAGCTTGCTGTTGAGAAACTGATACAGACTTTTCAGCAATAACTTGCTCTTCCATTCTGCGGGCAATATTTCTTGCACCTCTAGAAACTGATCTTGCTCCAGAAGCAACTGCCTTTTTCAATCCTCTTTTGAGTTTTGAACCAATTCTACTTAACAAACCAGGCTTTTTGGTAACACCAACATTTCTATATGGTTGTGGTTTTCTTGTTTCTGAAGAACCACCACCTTCAGAAGAAGATCTATTTCTTCCACTTTCATATCCTTTAGAAAACTCTCTTTTTGCAGACGCCTTTGCTCTGCTCGCAATATCACCGGCACGTCTTGCTGCAGATGTTGCAGCAGATGCACCTCGTTCTGCTGCTGCAGATACAGACCCAGCTGCTCTAGTTGCACCTCTATATGCAGATTTAGCAGCTCCAGATGCTGCTTCTCCAGCACGTCTTGCTGCAGATGTTGCGGCAGATGCACCCCGTGCTGCTGTTCCTGCAGCAATTCCAGCTGCTCTAGATGTACCTCTATATGCAGATTTAGCAGCTCCCTTTACAGCAGACTTAATTCTTTCAAGTTTTGCTCTACGATTTGCTGCTCTAACTTCAGGTTTTTTGGCATTTGCTTTTGAAGTTTCAACAGCAGAATCATAGTAACCTTCTGAAAGAAGAAGTAAGGAAGATTCGATTGATTCGCAAATAATATTTTCAATATCCTCAATTTCCATTCCTTCGGAAATGTTCTCTTCAAATACTTCCTCAACAATACTTTCAATCATTTCATCAGAAAGTAAATCAAGTTCAAAATCGGTCATTTCATCTAGGATGTTGATATCAATAGTATCAACTTCAGCAAATTCTAAAAGTTGTCCACCAAGAGATTCAACCTCTTCTTTCATTTCTGGATTAATAGTAACGCACTTGGTTTTTCCAGAATAGTTATTAACCTTTTTATCAGAAATTTTATCAGAATCCGAATCATTTTCGGAAACCTCAATCATCAATTCTTGTCTCCAGTTTGAGAAAGATTCTTTTCTAACTTTGTTTGGACCGGCAAATGCTCTTCCCTTTCCATCTGGAGTTGGAACAAACTCCCCATATTCACCCTTATTCTTATCATTTGCTTCTACATCACCATCAACATCAGTATCAATTCTCTTAACTGCTTTAGCAACTAGTGACTTAATATCTTTGGATGGAACTTCTAAATCTCCATGAACGTTTCTTTCTTCAAGTTCCACTTCTTCTTTTCTAGTCTTTTTCTTTTTGGCATGAAGTGCTTGAAGTCCTGCTGCCATAGCATCAGCATTCTTCTTGAAGTTTGCTGCATGTTCTGGGTTATTCAGAATTCCTTCATCAACTTTTTTATCATCACACTCACATTCTTTCTTGCCGCAGTCATCACACTCTTCACCCTTTTTCTTGGAAATTGCCTTACCAATTGCTTTTCTCTTTTTGTGAAGATACTCATCTGAGTTATCTACATCACCGTCGTTATCAATGTCTGCATTTTCTTTACCTACTGGATCAAGTGCTTCTTTTTGAATAAATGAAGCAGACTCCAGATCCTTTTGAGTTGCTTTAACTTTCTTTAATGCATTTTCAGCATCTTCTTTTGCTTTATTTCCCTTTTCATCCCACTCTTGTTTCTTAGCAGCATTCATTGCTCTAAGTTTATCCGCAATTGCACCTTCTTCCAGAGCAGCAACTTGCTCAAGATAAATCTTGGAAATATCGTTAAGATGAGTCATTAGTATAAGTTGTTTTACTTCTTAGCCTTATACTTATTTATAAAATTACGAATCTTTTTAAGGTCTGCCATTTTCATAGCATATCTTGTCATTTCAGGAGTTCCAATTTCCCTTTGATTTGCAGGAACTCCAGAAATATCTGTGAAGGATTTCTTTTCCACAACATCGGTAATCCAAGACTTGAACATAATATTATCTTCTGTGATGCAAATTAGATAATTAGTACCTCTACGAATAATCTTTCCTCTCAACCCAGTATTGCAATTTTCAACTATAGAACCTCTTTGAAATATTTTACCTTCAATATATTCTTCCCTCAAATTTGAATAGTCTAGTTTTGGTGCAATTTTCCACAAATTAACTTCTTCATTCTTTGATTTAATTCCCAATCCAGATTTTACCTTTTTAAATAATTTTTCCGCATCTTTGAATCTTTTTGGGAGTCCAGCCTTAAAGGCATTTAAATTATCTTGAGCAGCAAGTTCTCTCAACTTCGAAGAACTTTCTCCATCAGAATCTCTTTGCCCACCAGCAACTACAGTAATATCATCAAATGAGTATAGACTTCCATTGTGCTTTTGAGCAAGACTTCTAAATTCTCCCAATCTATCCGCACCAACTACAACGGTGACTTCACGATATCCATCATTTTCTGCCGATTGAAGTACATCAAAAATAGTAATCATCTTCTCATCATTTACAATGTTGTCTTTAAATGATGGGAACATATCCTTCATAAAATTAATTTTAGTTTCAGGTTTCAAAGGATTCATTTCAGAATCTTGTGCCCTTGAAGGATAAATTTTTAAATCAGAATCTCCAGCAATAGATTTTGCAGCGGTAAAAAGTTGTTGATGTTTTGTGGTTGGAGGATTAAATTTACCAAACACAATTGTCAACTTAGAACCACCTTCTTCAGGTTGTTGAGGTTCTACTTGCAATTGTCGCGGCGGTTCTTGTTTTTTAATTTGGTCCTTTGGAGGAACGTCTCTTCCAGGTCTTTGTCCTTTATTATAAAACTTAAGTTCTCCACCTTCAGTTTTTGCAACAAACTCTCCCGATGCATCATACCAACCACCATGACCATCACCTCTAAGCCCCATCTTCTTTGCTCTTTGGGATGCTTGAGATTCTTGTGCTTCAGTTATAAATCGAGAAAAGTTTTTCATGTTTCTTGCTGATATACTATATTTATTTTCCTAAGAATTCACAAACTTTGCATAATTAATATTACGAAGAGTTGATATCTCATCGTTCTCCACAACATAAAGACTACTAAGAATTTCTATCCAAGTATATCTTTTGGGTTTTCCCCAATGAAAATTAATTCCCTGAAATCCCCACCTTTCTACAGAAGTTACTGCAACTAAAGGATGTTGGTCATACAATATATTTGGGGTTTTAGCATTATATAAAAAAGTATAGTAATTTCCTGGTTCTGGAACCATTTCCATATCAGTAAAAATGTCCATAATTTCCATCATAATATCTTCTGGGTCGGAGATATTTTCAATTCTTTCTAGAAGAACGTCTACCCTATTTCTTGACCTAGATTTTTTTTGTTCCTTTACTCTTTTTCTTGGCATTTTTATTAACTCTAGATGCCATAGTTTCCTTTTTAATATTTATTAAAAAACCCCCCATTTCTGGGGGGTTAAAAATTATCTTACGGGACCTCGGGTTTTAAATGTTTCAGATTTTCCACCCTTACCAAAAGTAGTAACCTGAGATGTTGGTCTGCGAGTATCTACCTTATAAGGAACTTTCTTTTCTTTGGCTTCCATAGACCTACCAGCATATTCTATTTTTGGTTCTTCCTTTTTTCTAAAAAGTCCTAGAATCTCATCAATCTGCTCTTCAGTAATCTCATTTGCCATAATCCAATTTGCTTCTTGGATATCCTTTGCAATCTCTTCATCAATTAAAAACTCAAGAATAGTATCAAAGACATCAAACTCTTCACGACGAATTAATTCTCCAGCCTTTCTTTTAACTTCACCAGCAGCATACTGAACTGCAGCCTTTGGATTCTTTTTAATGTCATCTCTTACTGCTTTGTTCAGGGCAGCTCTCTTTTCTGGTTTTCTCAGCCAACCAGGATTGTTATGAATTCCCTGCTGATAAGCATACTTATTTACATGCTTTTTAATCTTCTCACCAACTCTTGTTCTGAGACCTTCTTCAAGTTGCTCATCATCAGAAAGTTCCATTTCAACATGCTCATGAACTTCGGAGATAAGAACTTCCAGTTCTTCTACTGGAACCATTCTTTCTACTCCATGCTCAAACATAACATCATAATGAGTTACTGTACCATCTTCAAGTAGTGTATGGTGTTC